AGCGGTTAAAAATCTAAACTTAACCATTAATACTACTGTTAAAGTATTGGATAAAATAGATAAATCAATGCGCGAAACTTTATCGGATGAAGTTGTTGACGCTTTAATCGACAAACTCGATGCGGTGTTGGATAGTGTTGATTTGGAGGGAATAATTAAAAGTAAATAACGGTTGGGTATATACGAAGTACCCTAACCACAAACTTTAAAATTTAATACAAACCTTAATAGGTTATTTCGTATATACCTTGTGAGCAAACGTTTTAATTATGACAAAAAAAGAAATTAAAGAATACGAAGAACAAACTAAAAAATTTATAGAAACAATTGAAAGCAAGTTAAATGTAACTTATTGGTATTATGACAATGGGTTTAAAATTTATAGGTTTAGAATTGCAAACTGTGAAGAATCTTTGGATTTACCAAGAAGGGTAATGGTAGCACTTTCTGAAAATGTTTGCTAACGGTTCACGGCTTTGCGATGGTTGGGGACTTAGAAGCACAATCGCTCAAATTATTACTAATGTTTAAAAATAGCACAAATGATGAATAAAGAAAAAAACCCCCAATCTTGCCAAACCGATGTTAGGCGTAGTTTTATTGGCAGATTATTTTGCAAAATAGGTTGGCATCAATTTACTTGTAAAATGCAAGATTGTATAGATGAATTTGGATTTATACCTAATGACGGTAGAATGCCAAAAGTTTCAAAATGTAGTAGGTGTGGTAAAAATTACGCCTAACACCCCCGTTAACGATAGTTTTAATTTCGTTAACAAAAAGTTATTAATTTAAAATAAAAGAAAATGAAACCACTAACACTAAAACACGCAATTGATAACAAGTTTACAGGTATTGATTGCGTACGCTATTTTAAGCCTGATTGGAGCGATGAAGAATGTGATTATCACTTATGGTCGCATACTTGTTTTCCATTTTCTACAGAAATTATGATTAATCAATTAAACCAATATTTTATAAAATGAAAAAAATAATAATTAATAAGGATTACGAAACATTTGGATTTAGCGTTATGTTTTGGAAATTTCAGTATTTTATACAAAAAAAGTATATTTTAAGATTGCATTTTATTTTTTGGAGTGTATCAATTAGATTTTAATTATGAAAAAAGAATTACTTATATTCCTCTACGGATTTTTAATCGGTTTATTTATTAATATTTTAGCAGATTTTATTATATTATGAGAGTATTAATGTACTACGCACTATTTAAGTGTTTACTAACTTATTTGGTTATAAAGCATAAATTACGTAAATTTGTAACGTTTTGTTTTAATTGTTAGTATATTAGGTGGTTGCATTTCGTTCTTTTCGCATAGTTTTAAATTCTTACACCGCGCCACCTAGTAACTACCCTAAACCTTAAATCATGAAATACTTACTTTTTCCTATACTTTACATAATCTGGACTTTAGACCGTATATTTTGCGCCCTATTGCCACACACCGAGCACCCGAAATTTAAAGATTTTTTTCCTAGTTGGAATATAGTTAAATTTGCGTTAGTAAGAGTATTAATTTTAATTTTGTTAGCATGGATTTTAAATTAGTAGATATTAAAACGGTTAAGAAAAACCCGAACAATCCGAGAATAATTAAGGATGATAAATTTGTAAAGCTTGTAAACTCGATTAAAGAGTTTCCTAAAATGTTGGAAATTCGTCCAATAGTTGTTAACGCTGATATGGTTGTGTTAGGCGGAAATATGCGTTTAAAAGCCTGTATTGAAGCTGGATTAAAAGAAGTGCCAATAATCAAAGCGGACGACCTTACAGAGGATGAACAAAGGCAATTTATAATCAAGGATAATGTTAGCGGTGGAGAATGGGATTGGGAAATGTTATCGAATGAATGGGATGTAGATTTGTTGGGCGGCTGGGGTTTGGGAGTTCCTACTTTTGCGTCTGATGTAGGTTGTTCGTTTTTAGATGGTGCTGCTGTTTCAGGCCTATTAGAAGGTATGACAAATGGAGTTAAAAAAGCTATCCAAATTGAATTTGAAGCTGAACATTATGAGGAAGCCTACGAACTTGTAAAATTCTGGAGAGATAAACAAGCATATGTAGGGGGGATGATAATGGAATATTTAAAAGCTGAAAAGGAAAAAATATGAAAATATATAAATCTGAAATAAAAGGAATTAAATTTTACCACAGAGAAGGCATGTCCGACCTTAAAACTTTTGAAGAGGTTTTAGGAAACGAAGTATATTTGAAAAAATCAATGACAATTAAAAGCGGTGAAACTTGGATGGATTGCGGTGGCAATGTTGGCGCTTTTACTTTATTAGCTTGTTCAAAAGGTGCGAAAGTTACAGTTTATGAACCTGACCCTTTTAACTGCGAAATGATTAAAAAGAATTTAGATTTAAATGGATTTACAGCTACAATAAAACAAGCTGCATTAGTTCATAACGATACTAAAGAAATAATTTTATTCATAGGTAACAATGGCAACGTATGGAGAAATTCAATAGTAAAAAAATGGAATAACAAAGGTTTAAAAGTATCTTGTTTAAATTTTGATGCTGAAGCTAAAAACTTTGATTGTTGCAAAATGGATATTGAAGGAGCAGAAATGTTAATACTTGAAAATACAAATAAGGTATTTAATAAATTAGTTTATGAGTGGAGTTTTGATATTGATGATAGCTTACCACGTTTTTGGAATATAATTGAAAAACATAAAAAGGAATATAACGATTTAAAGGATGTTGGTAATACTGGTAAATTTAAAAGTCGTGATTATGATGTTTGGCAAAAGTCTTGGTTTCCTGCATGTACAAATGTTTTCGCATTTAATAAATAATATATGAAACGAATTGATTTAATTGAGGTAAAGCATAACCGTAAAATTGGCGAAGCGTGTGAATACATAGAGCCAAATATAACTGAGGATTGTGTTTTTTATGCAAATGGCGAGCCTATCGGTTTTTACTTAACTAAGATGCCAGATAAGATGTGTAAGCTTGCGGATTTGGCAAATGCTGAATTCAGAAGTAAGAATGTGCCTAAATCATTAATGGCAAGAGCTGGTAAGTTAAGAGCTTTACAAATGGGTAAAACAAAAGATGAAGCTAACGCAATTGATGTAGAACAGTATTCAACAATTATTGGTTCTGTACCACCCAAAGCATTAATGAGAAGGGAATATAAAAATAGAAGTTCTGTTCATTCAGTAAAGTCAGCACAAACATTTATCAAAGCAATGTTATTATTAGCTAAAGAAAGTGAGTTATTAATAAAAGAATTATTGCCAAAACAATACGAACAACAAATTGAATTATTTAAAGAGGTACCAGATAAATGGAAATTTGGAAACTTATTTACAAGTTCAATTTCAAACTTTAATATTTCAGCTAACTTTCATAGAGATGCTGGTAATATAATTGGTGCAGTCAATGTAATCATTTGTAAAAAACATAATTCAAAAGGTGGCGATTTACATATACCTGACTACAACGCTACAATCGGACAGCAAGATAATTCTATTTTAGTTTACCCAGCGTGGAGAAACGTACACGGAGTTACGCCTATCATACCAACTTTTGAGGGTGGTTATAGAAACTCACTTGTATTTTACCCACTTAAAGCATTTAAAGGATTGAAATAATGGCATACGATAAAAAAAAAATATACGAACAGGCAAAGGAAGTAATTGTAAAACATAAGCTATTTTTTATTGAGGATATAGTTGCTTTTTTGCCATGTGATAAAACAACTTTTTATAGATTTTTCGATATTAATTCCAACGAATACAACGAGCTAAAAGAATTGTTAGAAACAAACCGCACCGAATTAAAAGTGTCTATGCGGTCAAAATGGTACAAATCAAATAGCCCAGCTTTGCAAATGGCTTTAATGAAGTTGATAGGAAATCAAGAAGAATTAAGGAGGTTGTCAATGCAACATATCGAACAAAAACAAACCAACATTGATTTATCTGGGTTAACTACTGATGAAATTAAGAATTTGCTAAATGAATAAAAAAGAAGCAATAAAGGAACTATTAAGGGCGGAACTCTCAAGAAGAAATTTTTGGGAGTTTTGTTTATTTTATGATGGGGAATTTTTCCAAAAACGAATATTTTTAAAGAAAGTTGCGGACGCTTTCCAATTAATAGAAGAGGGTAAGATTAACAGCTTATCTGTATCAATGCCACCAAGAGCGGGTAAATCGTATATAACGACTTTGTTTAGCGCATGGAGTATTGGCAAAACACCGCAAGAAAGTATAATGCGAAATACTTGTACAGCTACCCTATATTTAAAGTTTTCCTACGATGTTAGAAATGTAGTAAAAACCGAGAAATTTTCCAAAGTATTTCCAGATGTAAGGCTATCCGATGATAAAGCAAATTTACAAGGTTGGAACACAAACCACAGTAAACAGGTGGGTTATTTCGGTGCTGGTGTAGGTGGTACAATTATCGGTTTTGGTGCTACTAAGTTGGCGATTACAGATGACTTGTATAGAGGTGTTGAAGATGCAATAAGTGATAATAGTAACGATAAAATACTACAATGGAAAGAAGCTACCCATGATAGCCGTTTAGAGCGAAACTGTAGAAAAATTGATATTGGTACTCGTTGGAGTATTAACGATGTAATAGGGCAAAATTATGAAGCTGGGAGGTATGATTTAAGTGTAATTATACCAGCATTGGATATTGAGGATAAATCGTTTTGCGAAGACGTAATGACAACGGAGCAATATCATGATATAAGAAGCCGAATAAATCCAGATATTTGGATTGCTGAATATCAACAAGAGCCTGTCGATATGAAAGGTAGATTATTTAGTGGGTTAAATAAGCTATCAAAGGAGGAATTTAATAGCATTAAAGATAAGATTGAGGGTTATGTAGGTTATATTGATGTAAGCGACCAAGGTACTGATTTTACAGCATTGGCGATTGGCGGAATAATGGACAATAAGGTTTACATTGTTGACTATGTATTTACCCAATCTAACACCGATATTACGCTTCCAATGTGCGCCGAAAAATTAACGGAATGGGGGGTGAAATATTGCAGAGTTGAAAGTAATAGTATGGGTGCTATGTTTAGCCGACAATTGCAGAAATTAACCACAACTAGAATACTACAAGTTAACAACACACGTAACAAGATTACAAGGATTATAATGGAAAGCGGATTTATTATCCAATCCTTTAATTTTGTAGTATTAGAAAATAAAGAATACCACCAATTTATAACCAATGTAGAGGGGTTCTCTAAGGAGGGTAAGAACAAAAACGACGATGCGCCCGACTGTTTAGCTGGGTTATCTATGTTTTTAAAATCGTTATTTCCTAAAAATTTCGCTTAAAACTGCGGTACTGGTGGTTTAATTTCAATCGTGCTAGTTATGGCAGTTGCTTGTTCCCTCGAAATACCAAACGAAATAATTAAAATTTCCGTCGCACTTTCTCGGCTTAAAATACCCTCGCTAATTGCTTGAGCTACTTGTACCATTGAAGTTACTTGTGCACCATTTAACGATTGAACTGGTGCGCCTTGCTCCTCCTTAATTGGGTAGCCTAACTCATTACGTGCTTCAGAGCTATCAATTACACCGCTTTGAAACAACGATAAAACAACAGCAGATTTACTGGCTTCATCCTCTTGCAATACAGGAATATGCGAAAAATCAGGTTTTAAATACAAGCCTTGAGCCGTTAAACCTAGCTGTTGCGACATAGTTTGGTACATTTGGGTAACCTCTGGAATAATAGCATCTTGATAAGCCATGCGCATACCTTGTTGAACGTTGCTCATAATACTATCATTTGCGTTTGAAAACACGTATTTGTTTAATCCATAAGCATCAATTAAAGCCATTTTATCCTCGTTCAACTCCTCGAATAACATTAAATCCCTAGTAGGGTAGGACATAGGTGTCCATTGGATGTCTGCTTCTGTAAGCACTAATTTATCTTTATTTCGGCTCACCCAATCTTTGCGAATTTCGTCTTTTTCCTCGGGTGTCATTGGGATAGTTCCACCCATATCCGATTTCTTACTTGACAAAATACCGATTGCACCCATATTTTCAAGTATAACATTACGCTTGTTGTAGGTTGCCATGATATTGGATAGTGGATATTTCAATGTATCAATCCTATTTATCGAATTGATTAAATTAATACCGTCGGGGGTGTTCATATACACCATATCTTGCAGCTCGATTTTTTCCATTTTTTGGCTATCATACCAAAACTCGAAATTCTTAATCAATCCATCTTTGTCGATTTGGTTAAGAAATTTTCCTGTACCAACGATTTTAACTTGATTAGCTGGTAAAGGCATAATTAAATTACGAATATCAAAGCTTCTTTTCGGGCAGTAAGCAAATGAATTATTAAATAAGCCATCGTTTACAGCCAACGAATATACAACATCCGACCAGCTTTGTGTGGGATTTGGATTGTTGATTAAATCTAACATCCAATGGCTTTCAATAATGTTACCCTCTTTGTCACAAAGTACGGGTTTGCCACTACTCATCATTATAGCACGTTTATTAATTACTGCCCTAAGCTCGGGAATAGTAATGTATAAATCGTATGGTTTACTTGTATCTACCCATTGGGGCTTAGTATTCCCCCAGAATTGGTTACTTGTGCGTTGTATCATTTTTAACAAGTTATCATTTCTCCCACTTGTTGCGCCAAAAACCGAAGTCCAAAAATTATTATTCATATTTTTTTTTAATGTTTTGGTAAAATTACGTATTTTTACGTAAATTTGCGTATAAAACCGTATTTAATGAATAAAAATTTTACTCAATACAAGACTAAAAGCATAACTGAGATTAAAGATTTATCACTCGGTAAGCGTGAAGTTGCTATGTATTTAAGCAAATTCGGGGTGTTAGATAGTGATAACGATATTATCATTAAGGGTGCGTTTAAGCGTAGTTTGTTAGATAGGGGTGTGGATAGTGCTAGTAATAGAAAGATAGCCTTTTTACGTTACCATGATTGGCAACATCAAATTGGTAAATTCATTAGATTAGAGGAAGACGATTTAGGTTTGTTTGCAGTTGGAAAATTATCAACATCAACAAAGGGCGAGGATGCTTTAAGAGATTATGAAGAGGGAATAATTAAAGAACATTCAATCGGCTATCAATATTTAACCGACCAAATCCGAAAAGTAGGCGACAATTTCGAGATATTTGAAGTTAAGTTATTCGAGGGTTCTGCGGTTACCTTTGGCGCGAATGAAGAAACGGAAGTATTAGCAATTGGAAAAAGTGAAAATAAAATCCAATTAGTAGAAAAATACGCAAAAGAAATTGAAATAGTCACAAAATCATTGATAAATGGTAAAGGCACGGATGAACGTCTTTATAATTTGGAAATGAAATTAAAATACTTAAATTCTCGATTAGTTGACCTTGCAATGATGCCGACAGTTACAAGTCCCAAAGCTGAAAGCCCCGAGCAAGTTAATGTAAAATCACAATTTAACTGGGACAAATTAAATAAATTAATGTAAACTTAAAAATCAAAAACAATGCAAGAAAATCAATTAACACCCGAGCAAGTGGTGGCAAAATTTGAGGCGAAAATCGGTGAAGCGACTAAAGGTTTAGTTGGCGTAGCTGAATTGGACGCTGTAAAAGACCAATTAAAAGGAATTAAAGAATTAACTGAAAAAAACAGTGGTTCGGATGAATTAAAAGTGAAAATGGTAGAGCTTGAGAGTTCTGTTTTGGCTTTAAAAGAAGTTGCTAAAAATGCACCGCAAAGGGCAAAAACTTTAGCAGGGATTTTATCCGAAAAATCGGCTGAAATTAAGGAAGCGTTAAAATCAAACAAAAAGTTTGAAATCGCTATTAAAGCGCAACAAGACCCGTCGGATATTGGTACTCGTACCGATTACGCTACTTTCTTACCGAACACAGTGTTTAAACCTGTAAGAGCTACAAGGATTATCGATTTATTCCGTCGTGTTCCTGTTTCAACAGAGTATGTGAAATATCGTGAAGAAGATACAGTTACTAGAGATGCTAAAGTAGTTGTGGCTTGTGCTACTTCAACAAGTAACACTAAAAAAACGTGGGTTACTAGAACTGTTCAAATCCAAAAAATCCGCGATTTCGTTGATGTATGTTTGGATATGATTGATGATTACGCGTTCGTAGCTTCAGAAGTTGAGCAATTGGTTAACCAATCTGTAAAATTAAAAGAAGATAGCGAGATTTTATTAGGTAGTGGAAACATTTTGTCTATTGATGCTATTGCTTCAGAGTTTGACCCAGCTAACGTTTTAGCACCTTACACGGGAGCTTTTGCAAGTGCTACTTTAGCAGAATTAACTGCAGCAATGAAAGCGCAAATTTACACTTTTGGACAAGAAAACAGCTGGAATGCTGATACTATTGTAATGAACTACAACGATTACGTTAAGTTCATGCACCAAAAGAATGCGGACGGCGATTACTTGTTACCAAACTTCGTTATGAGTGGCGACGGTGTGTTAAATGGTATGCGTATCGTAACCTCTCCATTAGTAACTGCTAACACTTTATACGTGTTTGATAGTTCAAAAGGCGAGATTTTGGACAGACAAGGAGCTACTTTAGAAATGTCTTACGAAAACAACGATAATTTCGAGCACGAAATTGTAACGTTAAAAGTAGTTGAAAGATTACAATTCCACGTAGCGCAAATAAACCAAGATGCGTTCATGAAATGTACGGATATTGCACAAGCGTTAACCGATATTACAGCTGTTTAATCAATAAAGCCATGAAGAAAGTAAAACTGATTAGAGATTATAACGGTAAGAAGAAAGGCGATGTTATCGAGGTAACGGAGCAACAATCTTACTTTATGTTAATGAACTCAATAGCTGTTTTATCGGATTGTAGCGCAAATTGTGAGAAAGAGTGTAAGGAGTGCAAAAGCACAAAAAAGAAAAAATCAACTGCAAAAATTAACACCCCCTCTGTAATTGAGGGGGTTTAATAAACTAAGAAATGAGCCTACTAAATATCACGTTTAACGACTTCGGGAAGGGTAAATATGAGCTTCATAAGGGAATGTATGAGAGCACTAAAATACAGGCTTATATTGATAAATACGAGCGTCAATATCTTGTAAAGTTATTGGGTGCTGAATTATTTAAAGATTTTGTTGCTGATTTGGTTGCTGGTGTTCCTCAGGATGCTAGGTATTTAGCCATATTTGAAGCCTTTGAATACGATGATGTTAATTGTACGGTTTACATTTCAGAGGGTATGCTGGATATGATTAAAGGATTTATTTATTTTCAGTATCTAAAGGATTTAACAAATACGGTCGCTGTTAGTGGAAATGTTCGACAAATGGGCGAAAATTCTGAGAATGTAAGCACTTTAAACAGTATGATTTATACAAGGTATAATGAAGCTGTAAGGACTTACAAAACAATACAGAAATTTATTTGTGATAATTCAACAGATTACTTGAAATTTAACGGAGTAAAGGTATCTTACGCAAACTGGATATAATGGAAGCAAGCGAGTATGTACGTGATTTAATTGAAGCAATGAACAATAGTGTTAATGGAAGTTATGACCCCATTACTAAGCACTTTATTACTTGCAATACTAAATGGGCACGTGTTGGAAAACTTGTAACGGATAGTGAGGAAAACGAATATTTGATTAAGGATGTAAACACTGATAATTTTATCGAATTACAAGCCTTAATAAATGGCAATGAGCCGACAGATATTATTCACTTATCAAATCCTTTTTTCATTACAGGTACTAAGATAGCAACGAACAACGAGTGGACAATGGTAAGTCCTGATTTAAGCGAAAAACTGCCTTTAATTTGGTTATTGGAAGTTATAAGCGAAACAGGTTATGGTAAAGGTTCGGCGATTGAAAAGGATATGCAATTAAGATTGTTTTTCCTAGATGAAACAGACCCGAGCCAATACTACACTAAAGACCACAGAGAGCAAGTTGTAAAACCTATGCAGAAGTTAATGGATGAATTCTTAAGAGTTGTCGAGCAAAACCGAAAATACAAAACAGTTGAAAATTTCACTTACAAAACTTTTTCGCGCTTTGGTGTTGAAAACGATAAAGGAGTGTTGCAAAACGTATTAGATGCAAATTTATCGGGAGTTGCATTAGAGTTAAATTTATCCCGATATAAAGAGAATTGTAAATGTTAAAAAATAAATAAAATGACAGGATGTAATTGTAACGTTGGTTTATCCAACACAGGAAGACCGAATTGTGTGCCTATTTTTGGTATCACTTCGAGTTTAATTTTAGTGCCTATCTTTGATAACGACGGCGTAAAAAATGGCATTAATTTATCTACTGCTTTGCCAACATGGTCAAGTTTAGTAAATCAAGCGGACGCTTCAAAGCGTTGGTTTCCTTTGCCTGAATTTGAAAATGTAGAATTACCAAAAGCAGATAGCCAGTTTGAAGAAGCAAACTCGGGTAGAATGGTATTTTTGCGACAAGGTAAGCGTTCGTTTTCAGGCGAACTTTGGGCAGATGATAGCACACCGACTTTGTTAGGTAAATTACAAAATTCAAGATGTGTTGATTTTGGGGTTTATGTAGTTGATGTTAATGGTAATTTAATAGGCTCACAAGTAGGCGGTTATTTATACCCTATTGCCGTAGATAACCAATCGTTTGACCCTAAATTTGCCTTTGCTACGGATAGCACAACACAAAAAATCATGTTAGGTTTTGACTTTGATCGTTTATTTGATGAGTCAACGATGTACATGATTTCAGTTGAAGAAGCTGGAATTGATTTCACTACTTTAGAAGGCTTAAAGGATGTAAATTTAATCAGTTTAGCTTCTACAACTACGGTGGCAACATTTAGCGCTAAATTAGACTATGGTACTGCTGTAAACAAAATCAAGTATGTTGGAGCAGACCAGTTAGCTGATTGGAGTATTACGAATGTAACGGATAACGATACTTTTGCGCCTGATAGCGTTACTGAAACTCCAGACGGTACATATTCGTTAAACTTTGCGACTAACACGGCTACTGCTGGGGATGTTATCAAAGTAAGCGTTTCTAAAAATGGTTTTTCGGGTAGTGCAACGGTAACAGTATAATGAAGCTAGGACGTACCACGTTTGATATAGAAAAATTAAAAGGTATAGATTTGGAGGTTGCTATAAGTAACCTCCATAATGTACCCGAAAAATTTGTAAAAAAAGCGTGGGAAAAAGCAAACCCAAAAACACCAGTAAAAAAAACACGAAAAACCAAATAAAAGAGGGGGCAAAATGCTCCCTTTTTTTTGTACATTTGTAAGTATTATGATTGGAAAAACTGCAATTGATTATTTTTTAAAAAACAATAACATGCTTATCGATGCTGAAGCATGGTTTGAAAGCCATGATAGAGAGGTAAAAGATATGATTATTAAGTTAATTCAAGATAAACAGTTGATTGAAAAGGGTGTTGATAGTGAGGGGCGTGTAATTGGTTATTATAGTTATTGGACAGAAATAATAAGTGAGGGCAGAAAGCAAGAGGGCGACCCCTATAATTTGGAAGATACAGGCGAGTTTTTTATGAGTATGTTTGTAAAAGTTTTGGTGGACGGTATAATAATAAATGCAGATTACGCAAAAATGCAAGGTCAGGATTGGTGGGATTTGAATATTTTAAATTTAACAGATGAAAATTTAACCAAATATGTGGAAAAAATTAAAGAGAATTATATCATTTATGCCCGAAAAGTATTGGGGCTCGATTGATGAAATGCCACTTTACAACTGGATTAAATGCAATAACGGACATTTAGAGTATGTGAGGAATGGAAGAGGGAATAAGGCAAATGATGTAATTAATTGGATGCGGTTGTATAACGAATATTTAGCTACTTTCGGACTAGATAAGCGATATAAGAAGTATTTAGAAGTTAAGCGTAAAAAGGCTCTATTACAAGCCGAATATGTGATAAAAAAAGATAGGTTTAAACTTACTGAAATTGAGATACAGGACGCAAAATTAAAAGATTTAGAAATGCATTTTGGCGACGGAAAAAGTATCGAAACAATATTAATGTATTTATCTATGCACTTAGGCTACAAATTAAACCCAAAAGAAACAACAGTTAAAGAATATTTTACAATACTAAACGAATATGGCAAATCAAATAAAGCGTAGTGAAATAGCGGAAGAGGATTTATACAAGGAAATCCGAGAAAGCGCCGATAAAACTATAAAAATAGTTGAAACGTTAAATCTTAATTTGGAAAAAACTGCAAAAGTTTTACAAACCGAGTTAAAAAAACCGTTGGATAATACCATTGAAAGTATAGAAAAATTGCAAACCTCGAGTAAATTAATGAGTGAGGCAATGGAGCACAGCTTGAAACTTGATAAAGCCAAAGCCGATGCGGTTAAAAGCCAAATTAAGGCTGATGAAAACCTACGTAAAATAGAGCAAGAAAGGATAAAGCTGAAGAAACAGTTAACAGATGCTACGGATGAAGAGGTAAAGGCGAAAATTAAGTATCAAAAAGTAAGCGCAGAACAAAAAAAGATTTTAGCGGATGAAATAATCCTGAACGATGAAAACGCTGGGACACTCGAAAAAGTAGCTGCGCAAAGTCGTATTTTAAGAAGAGAGCGAGAAAAATTAAATCTTGAAACTGAAGAGGGTAAAAAAAGACTAAAGGAAATTAACGACCAGCTAGATGAAAATAACGAAATTATCCGAGAAAATTCCGATGCATTAAAGCAACAGAAATTAAATGTTGGTAATTATACCGATAGTATTAAGGAAGCAACAGGGGAATTAGGTGGATTGATTGGTGGAATTAAAGACAGTATAGACGCGCTTAAGGGACAGGTTCAACAGTTTGTTGTATTAGGTAAATCGGCTGATACCGCTGGTAAGAAAGTACGCTTATTTGGAAATGCATTAAAGGCAATTGGTATTGGTGCGATTATAGCAATATTGGGGGCGGTTGTTTCTGCTTTAGGCGATACAAATGGCGGGTTGTTAAAAATGCAGAAATATATGCAAATTGCAACGTCTAGTATAACCATGTTTGGTAATATAGCAATGGATAAATTTGACATTTTGAAATTGAAACTTGAAGAAATGCAATTAAAATTTGAGGAAATTTTTAACGGCTTTGGCACAACACCATTAATCCAAAAAAGGTTAACGGCTATTGGCTTAGAAATTGAAGCAATAAACAAAAAGGAGTACAAACCCGAAAAAATGATTGAAAATGTTGAAGAGGCTATAATGGCACAAATTAATTATAGTTTTAGTTTAGCAAAAACAAGCGAGGAAATAGAGCGCTTAATGGGGCAGGAAGAGTTGCTAAGCGAAAGAGCTGGGGATATGACTATAAGCTTTGATAAGCAAAGAAGAGCGCAAGAATTGTACAATCAAACCGTAATTAAGCGAATAGGTTTAGAGAAAGAATTGCTACAAGAAGCTGTTGAAGTTGAAGCATACAAGACTAAGCAACGGTTAATTGATGCTGGTAAAGATTACAGTTTACAGCAGATTATCAATATGGAGTTTATGCAAAATGAAAGCGACCGTATGGCTGTTAATATGGAGGAAATAAATTCACTTACAGACGCAAAAACCGCATTAATTGCAAAAGATAACGAGTTGGCTAGCGCCTTAGCGAAAAACGCTATGGAGGGGCGTAATACTGCTAAGGATGATTTCGAAAAACAATTAGATTATGCTATTGATTTATTTGATGTAGAAAAAACAATCCATGAAAGGCGAATAAATATGGAGCGTACAACTTTGGCAGAGCGAAAACGATTAACAGAAGAGGTGCAAAAGTTGGCAGATAGTTCATTTGCTAATCAGGTGGAATTAGTGCAAAAATATACTAAGCAGATGATTAATTTTACTGAAATAATGAAGTCAAATGATGAAGCAGAAATACGTTCGATGTTAAATAAATACGATTTGAACGAAACTACTTTGACTAGGATAATGGAAATTATCAAGGAGCGTAAATTAGTGGAGCAAGATTTAGCCGATTTGCAGTTAGAAAATGCTTTAAAACAAGTTGAGTTAAACAAAGCTGTTGCCACAAGCATACAGGCAATAGATGAAGATAATTTGAGTTTAAGGATTGAAAAAGCTGAAAGGGAGTTTGATATAGAAAAACAGTTGGAAGATAGAAAATTGATTTTGCAAGATAAAACTTATGAAAATTTAAAATTACGATTGGATGAAATAAAAAAGCTGAAAATCCAACAATTAATGGATATAGCATATTTTGAGCGCGAAACAGCGGAGCGCGAAATAATCGAGCAAGAAGAAAAAACAAAAAAACTAGATGAAATTAACAGCAAATTAGCGAATGATATTATCCGATTGGAAAACGAAACAGCGGATAAAAAGCGCGAAATAGGTTTTGAAGAATTGGATAATGAACGCGAACTATTAGAGGTAAGGCGCGAAATGGTTTTGAACGGCATACAATCATTAACGGATATTACTAATGAACTTGCAGATAAGCGAATTGCCAAAATTGATGAAGAGATTGAAGCAAGTCAAAGGCGATTTGATAGTTTGCAGTCGTTGGCTGAAAGTGGGAATATTTTGGCGCGTGAAAGCATGGCAGAGGAAGCGAAATTAATGGCTGAACAAAACCGAAAACGCGAACAGGAGGAAAAGCGAAAACAACGAATACAACTTGCAAGTAGTGTTTTACAGGCTTATGTAACAAATAGCAACAATCCACAGGTAAAAAATCCGTTGCAAAAAACAATAACAGATACGGTGTTACTTACTGAATTTATTAAATCATTACCAGCGTTTTTCGACGGTACGGAGGACACTGGAAAAAACGGAAATGGTATTGATAATAAAGGCGGTTTTTTATCGGTTTTACACCCAAATGAGCGCGTAGTTACTGCTAAGCAAAACGAATTAATCGGAGGTATGAGTAACGAAGAGTTAAGCAAATTAGCTTATAACTATCAAAACGGTATGATTAGACCCATAACAGATACTGCCTTAAGCAACGGTTTTGCTGGTGTTGAAATTTTGGCGAAAAAATTGGATAGTTTGGAACGTACTATTGCAAATAAACCCGAGCACACTATACAAGTAGAACAAATTATAGGCGGTGCAATGGCTATCACTAGGAATACAAAAAAAGGCAATACTAATATTTACAATAGATACAGGGTAAGCTAATGAAACACTATTTAAATGGGGTTGAAGTAGCACCCCGAAATGTTCTTGAAATTGGATTAATTACGGATTATACAGGCAATCCCGAAATGTTGCAAGTTGATACCGATACAATTGTTTTGCCACGTGAAGCAAGGGATGTAATCATGCAACACGTAGCCACACAAGGAGTTTTCGAGGGTATTCCGTACACGTTGGAAGTTGGTAATATACAGCTTGATTATTACGTGGATTTAACAGAAAGTTTTGCTATCCGAGATTTTGAAGTAGAAGTAAAAATAAAAAAACGCAAAGGATTTGATAATTTCTTTGAAAACGCGGAGGGTTTAAGCTTTGAATTAATGGTAAAAAAGGGTGTTAATTTTAACTTTATTAATTTGCCTTATTTAATTATACCCGAAAATCAAGTTGAAATAGGGTTAACTTTGTCTTTGGCTATCTACTCACTTACTAGGGAAGCTATACAGGCCACAAGGGATTTAGTAAGCGCAACAGAAAAATTAATAAGAGCTGTAACGCCGAATGTGAGTTTAGTTCCTGTTCCTCCTTTAGGCGAAATTATAGCGTTAAGCGTTGCTGTAGTTGCCCAGTTAGCTTATACTTTGGCTATTTACGTTGCTTTAATCAAATTGGCAAGGCAATTACAAGAATTAATATTTCCAAAAGTTCGATATTACAAAAGTGCAACGATTAAGGAATTAATAAAAAAAGGGTGTGAGTATTTGGGTTATACTTTGGATAGCAATTTACTTAATTCATGGGATAAATTAACCATTATGCCAGTACCGTTAATTAAGGATAAACGAAGCGTATTTAATTTTATTCAAAACGATTTAAACTTTAGCTTTACAAAGGGATACCCTACTGCACAAGATACTGTGAGCACATTGGGGGAATTAATAAATGCAGTTGAAACGTGGTTTAATGCTAAAACTAAGGTGTTAAATGGAGTAGTACAAATTGAACGTAGGGATTATTGGAAGAACATAACTACTAACACCACTTTACCAGCTTTAAATTTGCAATCCGATAGGCAAAATGAGTATAGATTTAACACAGAGGAAGCTTGGAAGCGTACTTATATACACTATCAAGTTGACTATGCCGATACTCACACTTTAGACAAATTTGACCCTACGGATGCTGAATATAGCACCGAGCCTTTGAATGTAATTAATGAAGATTTGGTAAGTATTCGAGGTTTCAACGATGTTAATATTCCATTTGCTTTGGGTGTAAGAAAGGATGAACTAAGTTATATCGAAATATTTGGGCGTACATTTTTGCAATTAGCCGATAGCATAATAGGGCTATTTGGAGTAGATTTAAATTTTACTTCACTAATTACAGACCGCCTTGGTGTTACGCAAATTAGCAGCCAATTTTTTGGGGTTACTAAAGTTTTGTATGCCGTTAATGGAAGACAACCGAGCAACTACGTAGATAAGATAAAAGCTAGTAATATTTATAATCTTTATCACAAGATAAATGAAATTAATGTAAATGGCTACAAGGTGTATAATGATGCGCCAATGCGATTAAATCCACAGGAATTTATATCTTTGCTAGATAATAATTTTGCTTATATTAATGGTGCTTTATGCGAGATTTTAACAGTTCGATTTACGGATGAACAAAGTCAAGCGGTTGTAACGTATAGAGAGCCATTTAACTATGCTGAGGGTAAAGTAGAAATTTTAACTATAAATGATTAATCATGGGAATTGATGAAATTGCAAAAAACTTGCAAAATTTAAGCTCGAATGTGGAGCAATTGGTAAAGTTGCAAAATGAAGCTTACAGCAAGTTAGCACCCGAAGTTTACGAAAAAGTAAAGCAACATCAAGTTGATATTAACGAAATGATGCGAGAGGTTAAGAGTGGGAATTTTTTAGGAATAAATAAATTTGCGGAAAAATATGCCGATATTAATAGAAAATAATAACTATACTAATCCGTATGGTTATAGTGGTGCTACCTATGTAAGTAATGCAGGAGACACAAGCATTTTAACACTTACAGTAGCTGAATTAATCCGAGTTACAACACAGGGTAATCCTTTTAGTTTTGACCCGATAATGAATATTTTGAGTAGTCCAACAGTTAGTTGGATAGCTGAGGGAATAAGAGTAGGCGACATTGTACGAATTAGGAAATATACAAGTGCGGGGGTGTTAAGTGCGACACATCACGCGAATGTTACAAGCGTAACAGCTACAAATTTAAATCTTGATAGCTGGTCGGCTGGGTTATTTTACGACATTTCGGCGAATGAAATTATGGAAGTCGTGCCAGTTGTAAGCGTTGGAGGTGTGCCACGTAAGAGGTCGGATTTACTACTAGAATTTAATCATGCATTAAATAATCAAATTGGTAGTTCTGCAAGTTTAATAGACGGCGAAAAAACACAAATATTTTTCGGGCAAGTAAACGATTTAATTGTTAGCGGTGCGCAAGGTGGTTTCTTAATTGGTAATCAATCAGGGCAATTCTTAGATAATGCCGAAATTGAGTATTTGGGCGCTAATGCGGACGGTTTCCACCAATATGAAATTAGTATAGAATTTGCAAACTCGGGTGTATTTAATCAAGATTGGTTTGCGACTTCCGATTGTTTGAAAGTGTTTGTACGTGGTTTATGGGCGAGTAAAGATAATGAAGTTTTCAATCGTGCTGAATTTGTATTGGATGAAAGCGCGAATACTGGTTGGTTTAATGAAGCGAATAATATAAGTGTTGCAACTGGTGGAAGCGTTGTGTTACCAATTAGCGAACTTAAATTTAATACGGTAAACACCGTGTCTTTTGAGGTGGATTTAAACGGTACGGATGTGGACGATTTGGCAATAGGAGGGGTTTATATTTCTACGGATGATAGCTATTACAAGAATAAACCTACAAGCCAAAGTAAGTTAAGTTACTTGTTACCAACTACGGTTATATCCGTAGGTAATACCTATACTTCAAATAACAATGCTGGTGCAGAATGGGAGGTACTTGTTTTTGATATTGATGTTGTGGGAACTATTGCAACGGTAACACTAGAGGTTACTTTTAATAGTGCTTTTCAATCGTTCATTGATGCAAGGGATGAAGACCGTTTATTTTACATTTGGGCGAAAGTTGGCAACACAAATCATTTAGTGTTTTCGGAACAATTAAGCAAGGAGATGCCAACAGGGGGAGTGTTGACAATGAATAGCGATTTCGGTTACTTAGACCACTCCCAAAATGTAACAAGTGTATCAGGCGACTTAACAGGTTTTGAAGCCGACATTGAAGACGATTTGGCTTATTATGGCACGTTTAATTTAGAGAAATTTAAAACAACCTACGAAAATATAAACGTACGTATAGAAGCTTATAACACTACTACAGATGAACGTTTTACACTGCAACAGGCAAACTTTAGCTTTGCAAGTGCAATTTATCAAAGTAGTACGGGAAAATACTTACTCAATCAAACTCAAAATATAAATAATGAGTTGCTAAATACCAGCGAAAAAAGAAACGCAGTTGTACAATTAACAGGTGTTGAAGACAGCGAAAGTTACGAGGTTTCTGCTTACTATCCGTTTTTGATTAATTGGAAATACTGGCAAAGTTTAATCGGTGTAAATACTGATTTTGCACCTGATTTTAACAACAATTGGTTTCCGTATGCAAATACAGGAGCGTGGGAGGTAAGAGCAACAATTACTTTGTTAGATAACGGGTTAAATTTTGAACATTCCAATACTTTAGCTATTAACGACTACGATGCTAATGATAACGTAGATACGGTAATTACTTTAAAAAAACTATCGGATTTATCTACGGTAAATTACGTACCTAAAAATGAAATGTTAAGGATAGAGGCTACACATACACTTAACTCAGGGGTTTGGGATTTACAAAAGATTTGGGGACAAATTACGGTAGAGCCTTTTGAAAATTCGCCGAGGTGGATGTTATCTTCATTTATTGATTTTGATAATAATATAAATAATCCTTTGCGTCCAATCTCTGGTTTACTTTTAGATTTTGATTTAATTTCTACAAATATTATAAAATTTTCTTGTAACTTTGATACTAGTAAATTATCTACGGTAAAAAACGTAAAAATCACTGCTAAAATTAAGCAAGGAGATGATGACATAGTGATTGTAAGTAAGGAAACAACTGATAATATAGATAAAGAAACAACAGATAACGAACTAAAAATATTAAGTTAAATGGCTGGAATTAAAATACATCAATACCCATTAGAGCGCACAAGTATAGGCGATGAAGATTACTACGATATAGATTATTGGACTGGCTCGAGTTATCAAAGCGCAAAAATTAAGGGTTCTACGTTAAAAAACGTATTGGGCGCAAATTACATTGATATTACAACGTATATTTCAGGTTATGAATTAACGGATAAAGATGCGGGTAAATTAATCACAAATTCTAATGCTAATGTTAGGACATTAGTAATTCCCAGCGGTTTAGCTTTACCTAACAATATGATTACTGTCAAGGGTAGGATAGGAATACAACCCGAAACAGGTGTAAATATTACTTTGCCTGACGGCTCAATAATTACAGAGCCTACACAATTTACCTGTGAAGCTGATGAGGTTTATATTTTGCACAAATCTTCATTTAGTGGCGACAATTACATATTAGTTTCCTTAAAAAAATCCGAAAATATAGGTACAAACGATTTGATTATTTCGGATACTATTCGAGAATTGCAAGTCGCTGAAAATGGAACATTCCAAATTGTCACAAATGATGCTAATAACTCCGCTAGTTTTACAGTAGGAGAAAACAGCAATGAAAGGTTTGAGAATATAGAATTAAATTCCCAAACATTTGACCAGAGTACTGCTATTTTTGATGCTGAAAATAATGGTATAGGTGTAATTACAAGAATTAATCCGAATGAGTTTGAAGTTTTAAGTCTTTCGGATATTTCGGACGCAAATACCAAACGAAATAGACTGTATTTTTCTCCTGATGAAACAATATTAGAAAAAACAGGCACTGGAGTTTTAAAATTAAACAGCGCGAATGGAAATATTTTTGAGGATTTAAGAGCAACAAAAAAAGGGTTAGAATATAATGCAGATTATTCCGCTAATTTTTCAGTTAGAAGCTTGGTTGATAAAGCCTATGTTGATAATCAAGTGTCAACTAAAATTGGAGCTGTAATAGAAGACACCACACCACAATTAGGAGGTAATTTAGATTTAAATGGTAATGATATTAATGGTACTGGCAATGTAGATGTCACAGGTAATGTAATATCTGATGTTGTTCAGTTAAGAGGTGGTGTTGGTACTCAAGGAGAGATGAGTTGGAGTACGGATGAAGAAACTGTTAAACTTATAATGGATGGTACTACTCTATACATGGGGCAAGATACATTTGTTCATGTAAGGAATAATACAGCTTCAATAATTACCAAGGGCACTGCTGTATATGCTACGGGCACACTAGGTGCAAGTGGTAGAATAACAGTTGCTCCAATGATTGCTAATGGTACGATTGCAGGTAGATTATTTATTGGTCTTGCTGCAGAAAATATAGCAATTGGTGCAGATGGTCAAGTATGTAGTTACGGTAAAATTAGGCAAATAAATACAAACGCTTATAATGATGGCGATGTATTATGGATTAGTCCAACAGTTGCAGGTCAATTAACAGCAACAGAGCCAACAGCTCCTAATTTAAAGATAGCGACAGCATTTGTAATACACGCTGCTACTAATGGTACACTTATGGTTAGAGCAGAGCAAGGAAATGATTTGCATTCAGACCAAAGAGTACAAGTATCAGGATTGGCTAACAATGATGTTTTAACGTGGAATAACACTAATCAAAGGTGGCAAAATGCACAACCTGACGGAGGGGCGCAAATATATACAGGAACTAATCCAACACCACTAACAAAACGCTCAAAAATCCGATTTACCGATTTTCTAGGGGCGGTTGATGATGCAATTAACAGCGAAACAGTTGTAAGTTTAGATACCAATATTACTAAGGATGTTAATACTAATAGATTTGGTTTAAATGCTTTGGATGAGGTTGATTTAAAAATACCTCACGAACGTTTTACCGTTGGTGATAGTAACGGAAATGCTACTAACTTAACAGGTACGGAGGGAAATTTAATAGGGTTTAAAGAAGATAATAAAATAACTGAATTTGAAGGAATTGAAGCTTTTAACATTCTTAAAGAAACAGGAATAACCGCGAATAAGCAACTTGCATTAATTGGTATTGATGGGGTTGCTAGTAATCTTAAAGCCACGTTTATTATTGATGAAATATTGGTAATTAATACAACTGCTAATAGTGTGGTTGTAAGTGTTGGCTCAACTGCTGGGGGTGTTGATATTGCCAACGCAATAACTATTGGTGCTAATGCTACGGTTGTTTTAACTTTGGGTACACGGTTTTTTAGCACAACATCGGGGCAAAACTTGTTTATTAGTTCGGGGTCGTGGAATAGCGCGAATGTAACAATTTCTGTAACAGTTAAAAAAATTCATTATGTCTAGTCAAATATTGAAATTAGGTACTTTTGCTATCCCGAAAATAGGGAGTAGTAATTTAATGGGTTATAATCCGTATTTCTACGCTAATAATTTTTTTAGGGATGCTAATATTACAGACCCTACCCAAATGGAAGCCATAAGCTATTTGGTTAAAGAATTGGTAGATAATAACCTAATTGGTAAGTTTAACTTTATTTATCCAATGGTTGGAGGGGATGCAACAAAGCATAGTTATAACCTTATAGATACAGGGTTATATAGGCTAACATTTAACGGAGGTTGGACACATTCAGCAAATGGGGCACTACCTAACGGAACAAACGCATGGGCAAACACAGGATTTATACCCTCGTTGATTACAGGTACAAATAATGCTCATTTCTCTTATTATTCAAGAACTAACTCACAAGTTACAAATGAGTTGCTAATGGGGTGTAATAATTTCGGCGCTGCTCCAGCTTTTTATTTGCGAATTAGAGATAACACTAATCTTAGCCAAGCATATTTTTCCTCAACAGTTGTTAATCAAGCTTCGGCGACGGAAACAGATAGTAGAGGTTTATTTATGGGTAATATGCAAAACGCAACACTTAGGCAACTTTTTAAAAACAAAACAGTTTCAAATCAAAATACGAATAGTGAAACTTTTGTAAAAAATAGTGCTAATGTGTATTTAGCTTCTTACAATAATAATAATACCCCACTTACTTTTACGAATAAAGAATGCGCATTCGCAAGTATAGGTAATGGAATGAGCAACGTCGAACAAGCTTTATTTTATGATATAGTTCAAGAATACCAAACAATATTGGGAAGAAATGTATAAGGGTGCAATAATAACAGAAACGCAAAAAAACATTTTACAAGGTTTAATGTTTAAAGATAATAGTTTTTTTAGTCCATTTGAAAGAGGTGGACAATGGTATATAAGTGAAGCGGAAGTTTTACAAAATACCAATATTGATGTTAGCTGGGTTAATAACTTAGTGATTGTAGATTTACCACCTTTAAACTTTTGGCATGAAGAAGATAAAGCCGTTCAAATCATACAAAATAAAAGCGGTGTTGTGTGGGGTGCAATGAATGAACCCGAAATTGCTATGGGTTTAGCATTGCACCGACAAGCTATGAATATGCAAACGCATGAAGAGGGGGACAAATTATATTTCTACGCTAATACTATTTTACCTGAACACCAAGCGATTTTTGATGCCTATCCACAATTAGAAATTACAGTAAGCCATGCAGAAAACTAATCTTGAAAGGTGGGCGGAATTAGCCTTATTTATTATTTTTATTTATCTATTTGTGTCTAAATGAAAATACTACTAACTAATATCGGTTTGCTTTTAATTGCCCTAATTTTGGCAGTGGTTTTATTTCCATTTGGGTGGTTACATGGCTTGTTTACTTTGCGCCTTAGTATGGCACGTTTAAGCCATTATTTTTTAACAATTGCATTAAGTATTGACCAGTTAGGCAACGTTATTTTAGCGCCTTTATTTAACGCTATAATAATAAAGCGAAATGGTTATAAATTTGGGGATGAGGACGAGACAATTAGCTACGTTTTAGGTAGAAACCAAATCACGGAAACACTTTCAAAATGTGGAAATTTACTTGCAAACTTATTAGATTGGATTCACCCAAATCATTGCGCTAAAACTGTTTTGATTGTTTGGCGAAAAGGAAAAAAATACTGCGGAAATAAACCATATTTGAACAAATTTTAATAGTTTTGCATACATGTACACAAATGTTAAAGATATATTATTTACAAAGATTACAGGAGGTGGCACATTCCTGTCGATTATCGTTGGCGAAATTACCCTAGAAACGAATTTAAAACTAAGCGCGGTTTCTTACATTGTAGGGATTACACTTGGAGTTATAACGATTATAATAAAATTATTAGAAGCGTACAAAACCTTTAAAAAATAAAGATATGTTGAAAGATTTCTTATTGAGAATTAACCCAGTTGCTGTAATTAAGGCACTTAAAAAAACTGATACAAAAGTAAAAGTTGAGGGAATTACCCAAATGGGTGGCGGTGGTGTGTTAATCACTTCTGGTATAACCTTAGTAATTGACGGAGCGACTTCAAAAAGTTGGTACGAAATAGTGGCTGGGTGCATCTTGTTAATTGCTGGGTTTTTCGTGGCAAAAAATTTAACGGACAAAATTGAAAATTTGCCAAAAGAATGATAATTCAAGAACGATTTGCGCAAGTATTTACAACTGTTGAACTTCCAACAGTTAAGGCAGTTAACGAGTTTAACGAGCCATTTCGATGCTGTGATACTAAGCGACTTGTTTTGGCTCACTCAGTCCAAAATGAAACATGGAAAAACGATGTTACAAGCGCATGGATTAAGTTAAGTGAGTTGACCGATACAATCGAGTTTAAACTTACCAAAAATGGGGAAAATATAAGCTATACACCTACACCGATACTTTTTCCGAGTGAGGAATTTTCGTTTTATGCAACTATTAAATGGCAAGATGTTTTAAATTCGGACGGTGCTGGGTGCTACAAGTTGGAATTGCTGTATAATATACAAGGTGTAGAGGGTGTAATAACGTGGGGTATTTACGATTTAAAAGCTTATAGCCTTGAAAATGCTAAATATACGGCACGTTTAAGAGTGAAATTTAACCTCAACCAAACTATTGAGGGTATTAATTTTACAAACGCAAATGTTGAAGATACTATAAGATTTAACGGGTTTATAGGCAATAGACAGCCGAACATGGAAATTGATAATTTAATTTATCAAGATAGGGTAATTAAATCAGTAGTTCGCGAAAATCTTAACACCTACGAAATTAAAACAGACCCTTATACTTCGCCTATACTTGATCAGTTAAGCGAACTATATTTATTGAGTGAAAACGAGCTTTACATTTCGGATTACAACGTTTTCAACAATTCGCATTCTATTTTGGATTTACCTGTAATAGTTGCAGAGAGCCCCGAAATTGATTACTTAGAAGATTATCAAAGATTAGCGGTGCTTACTTGTAAAGTTGGCGACAAAACAAATAATAAACGAACACATTATTGATATGAAACTAACAGCTAATTTTTCTTTAAACGAGTTCATCGATGGCGAAATGCCTAAGGAAGCTATAAAGATGAACTACGATTTAATTTCGGATGAACAGCGAAAAAACATCGGTTTAATTGCAGAAGAGTTACAAAAATTGCGAGATAAAACAAAAGCGGAATTTGGCTCTAAATTTACAGGGTTTAAGATTACATCAGGTTTGCGCCAAAAAGCATGGGAATTGAAGCAAAAACGGTCAGGAAATAGCCAACATACTAAAGGGTGGGCAGTTGACTTTCAGCCAATTTGTGCTAAAGAAGATTATTTAATTATTTTCTACTGGGTATTTAAGCAGCTTGAAAACTTTAATGGCGGTGTAGCACAAAAAAAGCCTGATCTACCTAAAGGAAAAAAGGGTTTTATTCACTTAGATTTGCGCGGTTCTCGTGCTAGGTGGGAGTATTAACTGTTAAAATATTATAAAAATTAAGGTGTAGCGTAAAAAACTACACTTTTTTTTTGCATTATGTTTTTTTATTCAAAATAAGTTTATATATTTGTTCAAAGTTTAAAACTAATAACTAATATTTAAAACAAAATAGTATGAAAACAGAAATCAAGATTACAGACCATTTAAAGCGCGAACACAATGTAAGCTTTAATTTCACAGTAAGAACCAACGGTTTTCAAAGCTGGAAGATTTACGCCGATGTAAGGTGTAATGGCGAACGTATAAGCTTTGAATATTTGGAGGACAAAGAAACCATTGATTGGCTTATGGAAATAAAAGGCGCAAATCATAAGGCACATTTTTTAGCGACTAATTTACGTGTAAAAGAGCACCAACTTATCTACTCATGGTTAAGCGATTTTCCACGTTGGCACGTAATTGACGCTATAAGCAAGGAAGTGTTAACAGAAGAACGCACATACTCACAAGCTGAGGACATGGCAGAAAGTTTTTATTTTGTTGAAAATGTTAAAATCGTTGATACATGGAACTTATAAGTCCACAAATGTACGTAGGTCTAAAATTTAAGCCTAAGTACAACCATTTAGCGCACATTATGAACGTAGTTTGCCACTCCTTGAAACTAAACAAAAAGGAAGTAATGGGTAAAACAAGATTTGAACATTTAGTACGTGCAAGGCAAATTTACTGTTATGTTGCAAGGCAAAATGGATTTACTTTTGATGTAATTGGTAAGTATATTAAACGCGACCATGCAACCGTTATTTATGGCTGCAAACTTGTAAAAAATAGACAATTTGACTTCAAAATGTTAGATGATTTTAACAAAGTAATTGAAAATTTATAACTTATGGAAATAACGTTTAAAGAGTTAAAAAGCTACGGAGTGAAGTCAAAGGTGCTGAACGATATATTACGCTGGGAAAATCAAAATAACAACGGTGTAATTAGAAGCACATTTAATCGCGAATTATATTTGAAAATCTTAAAACTTAAACAACATGCTGAAGCAATTGATAAAGGTACAAGATAGCGTTAAATTCCTATTGGAAGCCTATCCGAAATTAAGGGACAACGATGTTAGGTTAGTTGCTAGTTACTATTACAATAACATAGCTAACATAAACCAAATGAGTGCAATTGAACTACTTGAGGTTATGGTTAACGGAAATTTACCTAGTCCAGATACTATTACACGGGCCCGTAGAAAAATACAGGAAAAGCACCCCGAATTACGTGGGGTTAAATACGAGGAAAAGCAAAAGTTTGAAAAACAAGTACGTGAAAATATTAATAAGGTATGATATACAAGCGAAAAATAGAAGATTGGAGCGAACAAATAGCCGAAATTGAAGCGTTTTTTAGCTCGATAAAATTACCTAAAGAGCCGATTAAACTATGTGATGGAACAACTATTTTAGATTGTAAAAGATTTATTGAAAATCATTTAGGAATTGTCAAAGCAAACGAGGGTAAAATAAGATTTAAGCCATATTTAGAACGATTACAAACATTAAAAAATGTATTAGAATGCAAACACTAGATTTAATAAAAGTAAGCAATTACGCAAAGAAAATAGGCAAGTCGCCAACGTGGGTTTACAAGTTGGCTAAAGCTGGAAAAATTGAAATTGTCGAAATCGACGGAGTTAAATTTGTTAAAGAGAAATAAAATGGAAATAATAAAAATATTTGTGAACGGAAAAAAAAAAGGGGTTTTTGCCATAACTAAAAAGGAAGATGTAACAGACGCTATACTTGACGCAATGAATGCGGGTAAAGATGACCCTGTTTTTGTTAGGGCAGTTTTAGATGCTCATCTAGACAAAGGTCTGTATTTCATTCCAAATACAGAAGAGGAATTCGATTGGGATGAAAATATTCATGGAAGCTTTTTTTAATATTATAGAAATCGACGGAGTTAAATTTGTAAAGGAAAAAGAAAAAGATTAAGAATTATTTTGTATATTTGCATTTGTAACGGTCAATTACAAAAAGAAATTATTATAAACCCTATTGGGAAGCTGTTTGACCGTGGCTACCTGATAGGGTTTAACTTTTAAAACGGTCAATATGGAGAAATTAGTATGGTTTAAATTCAGCCCTAGAGATTGGGTTATGGGTAAAATACAAAGATGCCCTGAGGTAACACAAGCGAGGTTTATTAGGTTGTGTTGCTTGTATTGGAATAAAGAGTGTTGTATAAGTTTAGAAGATGCTGAAATTGAAATAGACAAAGAACATTTAGATATTTTAATATTAAAAAAAGTTATTTTAGTTGAAAATGATTTTATTAAAATTAATTTTCTTGATGAAAATTTTGAAAAATCAGAGGGTAAAACTAATAAGTTAAGCACAAGTGGTAAAATTGGAAATTTGAAAAAACATAAGCCTGAGTTGTATAAAAGGTTTGAAAATAAAGAGATTACACTTGAGGAAGCTTTAGAATTACAAAAAAACAAAGTCGCTACGTTGTCGCCACCCGATAACTACCCGATAGCCACCCAATCGCAAATTGTCGCAGAGAAGAGAAGAGAAGAGGAGAGTAGAGAAGATAAGACTATAAAAGAAAAAGTAAAAAAAGAAAGTGCAAGCACTTTGGATTGGGATAAATTTTTGGCTTTTTTTAATCAAACATTTAACAAGCGTGTAACAGTATTTGATACTTCGATTAAAAACAAATATAGTGCAAGGCTCAAAAGTGGTTATACTAAAGAAAATATTATTGATGCAATGCTTACAGTAAGTAAAGATAGTTTTCATGTAGAAACTAATTTTAAGCACATTGGTTTAGACTTCTTTGCTCGACCCGACAAACTAAGTAAGTATAGTTTTAAAAGCGAAAAAAAAGCAGTTACTAACAATTACAACGGTACATTATGATTGATATAAGAGATAAGGTTTTCGGTGTGTTACTTAACCTAGATAAAAACCAGCAAAACGAGTTTGTAAATAATTTGCGCCCAGAGTGGTTTGAAAATAACTTTCACACAGCTATTTTAAAGGGAGTACAAGCGATTAAAAACGAAAATCGGTATATTGATACCACTTCAATAATAAAATGGCTTAGAGAAGCTAATTTATTAGAAAAGGATTTTTTGATTAAAATTACAAATCTAGTTGCTCAAGCTGAACTAACAGATATTTTATCTAAAAACTCAATCATTAACCAATGTGCCTATGAGTATTCGATTAAAAAAGTAGGACTAATGGTTAATAATGTTAATATCGAGATTACCAAAGACCAGCCGAGCCAAACTAGAATACTTGAAGAGCTGGAAAAAGTTAAAAATTTGTTTACTGAAAATACTAAAAAAGAGTTAAGCAATGAAGAAAGCATTGATTATATCCTAGAAAAGCACCTACAAGCAAAACAAGGGGTTGTTTTAGGTTTAGAGCTGGGTTGGAAATGCTTACACAAAGAAGTGATATTGGAAAATGATGATGTTATGATAGTAGGAGGAAGACCCGCAATGGGTAAAACAGCTTGGGCAATATCTTTAATGAAAAATATTTGTTTTGAGCAGAACAAAGTTATGGTATTTTTTAGCTTAGAAATGGCACACGATAGAATACTAAGAAGATTGATTAGCAATGTAACTGGTGTAGATAGCAATAAAATTAAATACGGTACTTGTGAAGACCACGAAATAAGAAAAATATTAAATTTCAAGGCTGATGAAAGGTTAAAAAATATTATTATTTTTGACGGCTCACATACGACTAAGGACATTGAAAATAAACTACAAAGTGTTAAAAATAGAGGTGTTGATGTTGATGTTTTTGTTGTTGATTACATACAGAAAATACTACCTGAGAAATCCGACAATAGGTATCAGGAAGTAACGAGAATATCAAACGATATTAAACGGATTGTAATGGCTCACAGGATACCTACTATTTGTTTAGCACAACTATCCAGAGATGCTGGAAAAACTGGTAAACGACCTACTTTACCCGACCTTAAAGAGAGTGGCGAAATTGAACAGGATGCTAGTATTGTCGCATTTTTACACCGCCCCGAATATTACGGAGTAACAGAAGATGAAAACGGTAATAGTTTAGAGGGAGTTGGCGAATTTCTAGTTGCTAAAAACCGCGACGGTGCAATCGGCGTACATACTATGGATGTTAAGCTGGAAACAAGCGAATGGAACGACTTAACGGAGCGACTGCAAGAATTACGAACAGAGCCGAAATTCGCTAACTTTACGCAAAATTTGCCTTTTTAAAAAAAAAATATGAAGAAATGTAAAGTATGCAGTAAGGAGTTTGAGCCTTACAGGAGCACCCAAAAAGTATGTAGTTTTGAGTGTGCAATAATTTTAACCAATTCCGAAACGCAACGTAGCTTCAAGAAAAAGGTTGCCTTTGAAAGAAAGAAATTTAACTACGAAAATTTAACGCTTTCGGATTGGAAGAAAAAAGTACAAACCGTTTTTAACAAGTACATTAGGTTAAGAGATGTAAACAAAGGCTGTGTATCTTGTGGAGTGCCATTGCATAACCGAAAATTTGATGCGGGGCACTTTTACCCTAGTACATACGAGGGTTTGAGATTTAACGAACTTAACGTACATGGCCAATGTGTACCATGCAACCGAGAAAAACACGGTAATTTGCACGAATATCGGAAACGAATATTAATGCGAATTAGTCAAGAAGATTTAGACTGGTTGGATGCAAATAGAAATACAAAGCTGAAATTAAGCAAAGAGGAATTAGAGGACTTATTTATTCACTATACACAAAAAGTTAAAAATGAACAACTTAAACAAAACGATTGAAGAAATTAATGGAATTATACAATGGTATCACAGTCTACCTATGGACTACAACGGAATAAATGAGATTATGTTCCAGCGCATACAACTTATAACACATTTGGCTTTTTACAGCTCTGAAATGAGTGACGCGCGTATAAGGTGGAAAAATGCAGAAGCTGAAACCGAGAGGGTAAGGCGAACTGAAACCAAAAAAGCAATGAGTTTGAATTTACCGATGGCTAAAGCTGTAGAAATTGGAAAATTTGAAAGTATAAACGAGTATGCGAATGAAAAGCAATGGGATGGGGTTTATTACCAAATGCGAACTTTTTTTGAAGTGTGTAATGGTATTATAGACGCAATGAACCAACATATTAGCAATTTAAAACGTGAAGAAAACCAACAAAAAAGCGTTTAAGTAACATTTATTTAAAAAATTAACTACTTAAAAATCAAGCAATTAAAAAATTTAAGTAACATTTTTTGTAAATAAGTAATATTATTCAAAATTAATTTATATATTTGCAGTATAACAATTAAAACAAAAACGATTATGGAAAACAAAACAATCTTCGAAACGTTAAGTGCTATTAACGTGAACGAAAAAACCGAAAAAAAGAGTGGTTTAACTTATCTTAGCTGGGCTTGGGCGTGGTCTGAATTTCAAAAGGTATGTCCTGAAGCTACTTACTACATAGTTAAAGATACAAGGGGGTTACCTTATTTTGCAGATGAAAGCGGAGCAATGGTGTACACACGTGTTACCGTTGGTAATATTATGCATGAAATGTGGTTACCTGTAATGGATGGTGCAAATAGAGCTATGAAATCAAAACCTTACACTTACACCACTAAATTTGGCGAAAAAAGTGTAGAAGCTTTCACAATGTTTGATATAAACAAAACAATCATGCGTTGTTTAACTAAAAATTTAGCAATGTTTGGCTTAGGAATTTACATTTATGCTGGGGAGGATTTGCCTGAGGGTTACGAAGCACCAGCACCGAAAAAGCCAACACTTGACAAAGCAAGATTTAACGGCGCTTTAGATAGCATTAAAAAAGGCACTTACTCAATTGAAAAATTAGAAGAAACATTTGATTTAAGCGACTTGCAGAGAGATGAATTAAATAAATTTATTAACGAAAAAGCGAAATAAGATGAAAATTAGTGAATTAAAACAGCCTTACCGCAGAATGGCGGAGTATTTGGCAAAGAGTGATGATAAAAATGATTTGTTATCTGCCGCTTTCATTTGGGAGAATACAGACGATTTATTTTGGAGAAGATTATATTATGGAATTTACGCACCAATTACCGAAGAAATAAAAACGCATTTCCCTGCTGACTTTGATTTTTCGGAGGAAGAGGAAAATTTAAACGAAAAATACACCCAATTAGCCAAAGAGGGTAAATTTGATGAATTACCCGATACGTGTGAGTTTTCCGAGCCTGTGGAATTGGAGGTGTGGGATGATGACGGAGATTATTTAGACAAAATAGAAATATCTGGAAAATATAAGGGTTATTATATTGACTGTACCTCAACTGGATTATATTCTGCATATCAACACGCCCAACTACCCACCAAAAAAATAGATTTTATGCAATTCCAAACTGGCGATGTTGTGGAGGTTGTGAGTAAAGATGATAGCTTTTTTTTAGGTTATTTTTCAATAGAAGCAGATGAAAATATAGAAATATCTTACGCAAAAAATGAGCGAGTAGGTTTATATCCAATTTTAAAAAAACATATTAAATCAATAACTAAAATAAAGTAAAATGGAACTAAAAGTAAGATGTTCGGAACTTAGCAACTTGATGACTAAGGGGAGAAGCAAAGCCGAGCCATTAGGCGAAACCGCAAAATCATACATACAAGAAAAAGCAAAATGCGATTTCTATGGTTTAAAACCTATTTTAGAAAACAAGTATCTTAGCAAGGGTATAGCTAACGAGCAAATCGGGATAGATTTGGTTAATCAAGTTAGGTTTATGGATTTTGTTAAAAATACCGAACGCATAGATTTAGGCTGGTTAACAGGCGAGTGTGATATAAACGCAGAAGACCGCATAATTGATATAAAATGCAGCTGGTCATTTGATACATTCCCAGCGTATGAAGAAGAAGCGCAAAAATCAGTTAAAAAAAGTGGCTACGATTGGCAAATGAGGGGTTACATGATGCTATATAACAAAGAAGTTGCAGAAGTGATTTACTGCTTAACTTCAACTCCTGACAGTTTACTTAGTGCATGGGAGGATGTGAGTATGCACAAGGTTGACCACATAGAAGCCGAAAAACGAATTACAGCTGTGAGAGTTGAAAGGGATTTGGAAATAGAGGAAGAAATTAAAAAACAGTACGAAATTGCTAATGTGTACTATAAAGAATGTTTAGCAGAATTAACAACTAAAAACCAACAATCATGGATTTAAAAGGAGAATTAATCAGAATTTACGACACAAAACAAGTAAGCGAAAAATTTGCTTTACGTGAATTTGTAGTTGAAACGAAAGAACAGTACCCACAGAGTATTATTTTACAAGTATCACAAGATAAATGTAAAGTATTAGACAATTACAAGCTGGGTGATTTGGTGCAAGTAAGTATAAATGTACGTGGGCGCAAATGGACGGATAAAGAGGGTAACGACCGTTTTTTTAACACTTTGGAAGCGTGGAAAATTACAAACGAAAGTTCTGCACCTGTAAGCGTACCAGTACCAGCACCAGAGCCAACAATGGAAGATGATAAATTACCTTTTTAATTATGGAAAAAGAAACTGAATTTTTAAGAAGGCATAAGGTTATTAAACCTGAAAGTCAAGATTTATTTATCAAATTAGAAGACGGAACAATTTACAGTTTATGCAAATTATTAGATTTATACCTTTATGAAAATACCGATTTAAATGGAAAAGATTAAACCAGCTCAATTAATTAACCTTACAAGGGATTGCAAGGAAATTATTAACGACTACATGGCTAAGCATGAGTTAAGCATACACGCGTTTACGAAGCTTTGCAAGTTGAACTCAAATCAACTTTATTTATTTTTGAACGATAAGCGAGGACTAAATATTACGACAATGCAACGAATAGCAGAAATAGTTAGCAAGGAGGGGGGTTAGCCCCTTTTTTGTTAATAAATCTTAATGAAAAATATTTTTATAAACATTATTGTTTATTCAAAATTAATTTATATATTTGTAATATAATATTAACAATTAAATATAAAGGTTATGAAAACGCAAGAAATTTTAAAAAACATTAGAGAAAACGGAGGTTTTAACAATTTTAGGAATTGGAATGTAGAGGAAAAAAAAGAATGGGTAAAATCTAATTTTCCTTGTTCTAATTATGTAGCTAAAAATGTAGCTTACTCATTGTAATGCGCCTAATCCTCCTACTCCTCCCCCTCCAACTAATAACGCACCCAAACCCCACAACGGTAAGGGTGCAAAAGTTGGAATACTCGGAACACATAAGGCAAAAGCTAAATTCAATTTTAGAAATACCCGATGGGAGGAATTACTGGGAGAAAGAATTTAAAACGATTAATTACGAGAATAAACTAAAGGAATATTTAAAATGAAAGTAGAACTACACGATTACAACATAGGCACTCAATCAGGCGATGCAACGGTGCTTGTGTATTCTGAGGATAATTGCAGTTTTGAAAGCATTGTTTTTGATGGCACTGTAAATTTTGAATTTAGCGTTGATAAGTACGAAACAGGGGATGGATATTTTACACCGATTGAAGATTGGATAAATGTTGAAATTACGGATATTGAATTTTTTGACAATGAAAAACGACGAATTAAGCCGAAATACGAGATTAAGGAAGCAATAGAGTATAATTTAATTGAACAAATAAAAGATAAAAAAAATGAAATTTAAAAAATACAGAATAGTTACTGATAACTATCTAGGTTATGAAATACAATTAAAATATTTTTTATTGCCATTTTGGTTTCAAATTTCAGTACAGGAAAAAGGAGTAAACACATTTTTTTCAATAGCAAAAGCGCAAATGTATATTGAAAAATTAAATAAAAAAGTTGTTAAAAATTAACCCTACACAATTAGAAAAAATGACTAAAGAAGAAAAAGACAATATCACACGTTTAAGCGCTATTTGTGCCCTTAATGTAATTTATATACAAGGTTGCAAGAAAACGATTGAAGAAGCTAATACAATAGCTATAAAGCGAGAATACAATTACGATATCACTAATGTATCAAATAAAAAAGTAATTGATAAGAAGATACAAGAAGCGGTTAAAAATCTAAACTTAACCATTAATACTACTGTTAAAGTATTGGATAAAATAGATAAATCAATGCGCGAAACTTTATCGGATGAAGTTGTTGACGCTTTAATCGACAAACTCGATGCGGTG